GATCGGTGACATGCTTACTCGGTTCTTCCGGGTGTATGAAGACTTCGATTATGAGCTTCTGATCTCTGGAAAAGAGGCGCTTATCACCTTACTCGAAGTTGTTAGGAAGCCCATCAACACTCACCTTCAGGATGATAAGGAAAGAAATGCCGTTAAAGCCAAGCGGGAGTGTTTTGATGATGCTAAATATATCATGAGGGAGCTGAGAATGATGCTGAAAGACCTAAGCGAGATGTCTGAGGATGCAGCTGAAGCTGTCAAAAAGTCAGTCTTTAGCGGAGGATTTGCGGAAAAATTGGCAGGCTAACTTGCAATTCTCGTTTATTTTTTGTATCTTTGCAGCTTATGAATTCACTTCAAGAAAGTCAAGCTAATCTACTCTATTCCATTTCACTATTCCCCAAGAGCAAGGGGAGAGTTGAGACGTTATCGGACATAGAAATAACCCTGCCAAAACAGCCGGGGAAAGCCAAGATTCTCTTCTCCAACAAGGTGAAGAAGAATCAGAAGTGGGAAAGGCTTGAGCTTCCTGAAGGATTCAGATGGGATAAGTCACAGGACGAATACACTGAGGAAGAAGTCGATTGGATCATGGAAGATGCTGATCGACGATTGAATGGAGTGTGGTTTATGAACAATGGAGTCCCGACCTATATTACTGGAGTTCATTACTTTTACATTCAGTGGTGCAAGATTGACGTCGGGTATCCTGAATACAGAGACAGAGACAGAAGGTTCTTTACCTACTGGCAGGCATGCGTGACCGACCCGAAATGTTATGGGATGATCATGGTGAAGCACAGGCGAGAAGGAGCGACGTTCAAGGGTGCTGCAATAGTACTTGAATACGTCACGAGAACTCGTAATGCCAACGGAGGATTGCTCAGTAAGACGGGTAAGGACGCAAAGGAATTCTTCTACAAGCTTGTGAAGATGTTCCGTAGCCTGCCTCAGTTTTACCAGCCGATGATCGCTGGAACGGACAACCCGAAGACCGTATTGGAATTCGATAAGCCCGGAGAAAGAATTACGAAGGAGACGAGAACAGTGCAACTGTCTGACGCTCTGGAGAGTAAGGTTGAATGGGGTAACACTGCGGAGAACTCATTTGACTCATACAAGCTGGCGAGATTCGTTTGTGATGAAGGAGGTAAGTGGGAAGAAGCGAATGTTATCAAGAACTGGCAAGTGGTGAAGCCTACTCTTTCTAACCGTATACTTGGCAAGGCATTCTTTCCATCTACGGTTAATGAGATGACAAAGAAGGGTGGAGCCAACTTTAAGGAACTGTGGGATGGAAGTGATCCGAATGACAGGCCAGCTAACGACCGCACCATTGAGGGGTTATACAGGTACTTTACTCCTGCCTACGATGGACTTGAAATGGCGAATGAAGTATTCATTGACGAATACGGAAACTCGATCATTGAAACACCGAAGAAACCCATCATGGGTATCAACGGTCAATGGGTTACAATAGGAGCCAAGGATTTCCTACAGAACATTAGGGATTCATTAGCGCACGATACGAATAAACTTGCTGAGCATAAGCGCCAGTTCCCTTGGACTCCGGAAGAAGCCTTCAGGGTTCAAACAAACAACTGCGCATTTGACGCGGAGCGACTGTATCAGCAAAGAGAGTGGAACGATTTACACGCAAGTAAACTGGTTACTTCTGGAAACTTCATCTGGAAGAACGGTTTTGGTAGCGAAGTAAACTGGGTTCCCTCAAAGACGGGAAGATGGAAGGCTACGTGGTGGCCTGATCTTGAACATCAAAATCTATTATCAGCCGGAAACATGGGGAAGCTCATGCCGGGGAATATCACAACGGTAGTTGCCGGGGCTGACCCTTATGACCACTCAAAGACCACTGATCCAAGAGGTTCAAAGGGTGCATCATTTGTTTTTAGACCGTACAATCCTGCGGTAGAGGGAACGTACCAGTTTGTGTGTCAGTACATTCACCGACCATCAACTGTATTTGAATTCTACGAGGACATTTTAAGACAGTGCATTTTCTATGGGTGCCAGATACTTGTCGAGAACAACAAGATCGGCATGATTAACTGGTTCGAGGATAAAGGCTATAAGCATTATCTAATGAAACGCCCGGAATCGACGCACACACAATCAAGTAAGCGCCAGACGACGCTCGGTATTCCTACCTCCGGAGATGTAGTTAGGGACGGGCTGATAAACAACTTAGAGAAATATGTTGTTGACTGCTGCGGTTACGATTTAGAGTCTGGAGAAGGCGGCACTATGTTCTTCAACGAATTGGTTGATGATCTGCTTATCTTCGAAGCTTGGGATTGGCAGAAGTACGATGCCACAGTAGCAGCCGGACTAACCTTGCTCGCAACACAGAAAGCTGTGAGGAAGAAAGTTGAGATTCAGGACAATTACCAGTTGGTAGCAACATTTAACAATTCAGGAAAACGATCAGTTAGAACGAGTTAAGCATGGAAAACACACACGGATACCCGAACCCGCTCGCATCCGAAGCGGAAAAAGCAACAAAAGATTACGGATTACAATACTTCCGAAGCCTATACAATGATTGGGCCGGAGAAAATAACGTCCTTCTGGACTCAAGGCGCCTACGCTGGCAGACAGCGAGGGATTACGCCGGGGGAAAGCAGGGTGTTCAGCAGTACAAGGACTTACTTGCTGCCAATGGAGATCAGTCTTACATTAACCTTGATTGGTCTATCGTACCCATCCTCCCTAAGTTCGTAGACATTGTAGTGAACAGTCTAACCAATGCGGACTACCACATCAAGGCAGATGCAATCGATCCGGTTGCAGTAGACAAGAAGAAGCAGGACGAGCTGAAGATCAGAACGAAGATGCTCATGAAGGATTTCATGATGGAGATCGAGCAGATGACCGGAATGCCACTCTCTCAAGATTCTACATATGAGCCAGCAGATCAAGACGATCTGGAGCTTTACATGCAGCTTACCTATAAGCAAGCGTGTGAAATCGCTATAGAACAAGGACTTAAGCTCGCAATGACCATTAATGAATGGAGAGAAGTTGCAAAGCGTGTCATACGTGACTTGGTTGTTATCGGCACTGGAGCAGTTAAGACCGAACTTGATCATCGCGGGGTTATTATACGCTACGTCGACCCAATGTTCATGGTCACCACCTATTCCGATGATAACGACTTTACCAAGATCACCCATGCTGGAGAGGTTAAGAGGATTACTATTTCAGCTCTTAAGGCTGAGGCCGGAAGCGAAATCTCTCCGGAGGAATACATGTACATCGCTGAGCAATTCGCTGGGAAACACGGTAATGCGAAGAAATTCAGGACAGTACCGATCATAACTAACTCAGGATATGAGTATTACGAGTATGATAGCTTCTTAGTCGACGTAATGGATGCTCAGTTCATAGTTCCGAATCAGATCGTACATGAGAAGAAATACAATAAGTTCGGTGGTTACTCAATGAATAAGCGTCCGGAAGGATACGTCCTGCCGAAGAAAAGCAAGCACAAGCGCGAACTCATTGTAACTGATTATGAGTGCAAGTATAGCGGTAAGTGGATCATCGGAAGCGGAATACTATTCGGTTACAAGAAAGCCGAGAATCAGGTACGTGCAAAATCTGCACTTCACAAGACAAGGCTGGATTATATTATCTACTCCCCGGACTTGGACTTCATGAGAAACCAATCTCTGACCGAGAGGATGATTCCTTTCGCAAACCAAATCCAGCTGGTTCACCTTAAGATTCAGCACCTTGTAGCTAAGGCCCGTCCGAAGGGTATGGCTCTGGAAGTTGGTTCACTGGAGAATGTACCGAAGGGTAAAGGAGTATCATTCACCCCGTTAGAGTTGCAGGAAATATACGACCAGACGGGTAACTATTACTACAGAACTCTCGATGACGAGGGGAATCCAAGTAGCTCACGCCCAGTTTCAGAACTTGAAGGTGGATTAGGGAGATCACTTGGAGAACTTCTGGCATTGAAAGATAATTACATGCAGAGCCTCCGTGATGTAACCGGAGTGAATGAAGCAAGGGACGGTAACGTTCCGAGTAAGGATTCTGTTGTTGGAGTTGCGAAGCTCAATCTGCTGGCCTCGAACAATGCAACCAGAGCGATCAACGACGCCTACCTTAATATATATAGGCGTACAGCTGAGTCTGCGGTGCTTATGATTCAGGACTTGGTGAAATACAACAAGCCGTATCAGGGTTACGTTCACGCAATCGGTGAAGCCAACATGACCGCAATAGAGGTAACGCGAGACGTTAGCCTTCATGAATTCGGTCTGGCAATCGAGATTGAGCCGAACGAGGAAGATAAAGCTTATCTTGAGCAGAATATTCAAGCTTCTCTCGCTGAGAAGGAATTGCGTATTGAAGATGCTCAGATGATCCGTGAGGTCAAGAACGTGAAGCTGGCTAATCAACTACTCGTACTGAGGAGAAAGAAATACGCAGAGGATCGCGCAAAAGAGGCGGCTCAGAATGCCCAAATGAATGCACAGCAAGCTCAGATAGCAATTCAGCAAAAGCAGCAATCTGATATGCAGTCGAAGCAAATGGATATGCAATTCGAAACCGAGAAGATGGCAGCTGAATACAAGCTGAAAGAGGACTTTGAGCAAAACCAGCATATCCGTAAAATGCGCGAAATCAAAGAGGCTAATGCAGGAAGAGTTGATGTGGCACAGGTTAATAACGAGCAGAAGAGCTAGTTATGTGAAAAAATATTATTAAGAATTATTCTACATAATTTGGATAAGTGAAAAATTATCCGTATCTTT